ATGCAACTGTAGTAACAATATTTAAAGTTAACCCCTTGTTTGGCACTCGCATACAGTATCGAGCCTATACAAAAACTGGTCGAGATAAAACGAATGATGGTTTGGATGTAGGTCTTTTTACTTCCAATCAAGCAAATAATCAGGATGTGGTAGCTTTAATGGCTGGTGATATTCCTTGCGGTGGATACAAAGCGCCACAGTCAGAAATTGGGCTTTGGTATATTGAAAAAGGCATGACCTTTGGTTGTAGAATTAGTGTACCTCCTGATCCAAGTAGGTTTATAGGTCAAATTACTGTTGGTTGGGATAATTCCCCAGCCGAATTAGAACAAGCAAAGGCAATGCTTTTTATTGCTGCAACTATGTTATCAAGGAGTAAAAAATGATTCCATTAATGGCATTAGTAGATGTTGGAATGAAAGTCTTGGACAAATTTATTCCTGATCCTGAAGCCAAGGCAAAGGCACAAAAAGAACTTTTACAGATGCAACAAGAAGGCAGGTTAGCTGAACTCAATGCCGACAACATTGAGGCTCAAGAACTTACTAAAAGACAGCAAGCTGACATGGCTAGTGATAGCTGGCTGTCTAAAAACATTCGCCCTATGACGCTTGTTTTTATTTTGTTTGTATATACATCATTTGCAATTATGAGTGCGTTTGAAATAAATGTGCATAAACCCTATGTAGAACTGCTTGGGCAATGGGGTATGCTAATTATGTCTTTCTATTTTGGTGGTCGCACCCTTGAAAAAATTATGGATATGAAAGCCAAGAAAAATGATTGAATCTCAATTATTGGCTATAGGTATTGAAGGTAAATGGCTTGAACCTTTATTAAAAACTTTTGATAAATACGAAATTAACACTCCTACAAGACAAGCTGCTTTTATTGGTCAATGTGGGCATGAATCAGCTAACTTTAAAACGCTAGAAGAAAACCTTAATTATTCTGCTAAAGGTCTTATGGGAACATGGCCTAGCCGATTTACAAGCCTAGAAATAGCAACTCAATTTGAGCGTAATCCTGAAAAAATAGCCAATAAAGTCTATGGTGGCAGAGCTGATCTAGGCAATATCGAGGATGGAGATGGCTGGAAGTTTCATGGAAGGGGTCTAATTCAGCTCACAGGAAGGTCAAACTATACAGTCTGTGGGTTAGCCTTAGATAGACCATTTGCGGAGCATCCTGAGCTTGTTTTAGAGCCTGAAAACGCTAGTCTTACGGCTGGTTGGTTTTGGAACAAAAGAGGTCTAAATGCCCTAGCTGATTCTGAGGATTGGACTACCATTACCAAAAGAATAAATGGTGGGATTATTGGGTTAGAAGATAGAATTAACAAGATCCATAAAGCTATGGATATTTTAGGAGCTTAAAAATGATTAAAGAAACCAAAAAACATGAAAAGCGTGAAGAAGCGCAAATGATTAAATTGCGTAACGCTGTCTATGAGTTTGGCAAAGAATTAAAAAAACATGAGAAAGAGCCTATGGATAAGGCTCATCCCATGAAAAAATAATTAGCTGTTACGGATTATTGCTTTTACTTCTTCCAAAGTTTTAAGTCGGCTGCATTGCCAAGCTAAAGTCCATATTTGCATTGCTGTTTCATTTGGATTAAAGGAAGTTGGAAAAGTTTCAAAAAAAGCCTTTTCACAGTCGTTTTCAGGAATCGGTATTTTTCCTGCAAAGGGAACATTTTCATAGTTCATTTGAGCCTCGCTACTTTTGCTTTTCTTAAAACTTGTTCATATTGCTGTTTAGCTTCATCATCCAATTTACGCAATGGAAGATTTTGCCAATAAGCCCATTTATCTTTGTATTCCTGAAGCTCAGATGGAGGAGTCCAACCAGCAAGCCTCCATCTAATCGTTATATCTGTTCCGCTTGTAGTCCAAATATGCTCCATGAGTTTCCTTAATAGTATCTATGTTTAGGCATACAAGTTACTTCAACAGGAATATCAGAAGTAAATCCGTTAATAGAGCGCTTGGTTGTTATTACTACAGCTCTTAAACCAGCTCCTTCACATTCCGTAACACCATTAATAACTTCATTCCTAGTCAATGCAGCAACTTGTTTATCCAATATTAACTGTTGCGCTGGAGCTTGGCTATAGACTGTTGGATTACTGGAACAAGCAACCAAAATCCCACAAATTAACACTAACAATATCTTTTTCATCACTCCTCCTTAGAATGGAACATCATCCTCAATTTTGTTAAAAGAACTGCTTGGCTTTTCTTTATCTTCAGGAACATTTAGGTAAGCAAGAATAGCTCCTTCTTTCATAGCAAAGATTGGTATTGATTCCAATTTGAGCATTAATCCATGCTTGGTTTCCATGACAACTCCAATAGATTGATAGCGCTTTTTCATAGTTCCATCATCACCTTTAAATTCCGATACTGCTGCCTTCACAAAGTATTTAATTCCCATTTCGTTTCTCCATAAGATTCACTTCTGCTTCTACTTCAATTAAAAACTGTTTAATTTCGTTTTCCATCTCTGCAATAAACTCATCATCTCGATTGATCCGAATAATGAGCAGTTGGCTTCTTTCAGGCATACGAGGATCAAAGCTCACAAAGTCACACCATTTAGCTCCTGTAACTGACATCTGAGCTTGCATCTGAATGATGTATTTGTTAGGCGGTTCATTAGCCTTTATATAGCTCCAATGTGTAGCTGATGATGGACATTTTATTTCGATCAAAGCATCAGATCCAACATAGCCATCAGGAGAACATCCAAAATTAACAATAGTAGGATGATCCACAAAAGCTATCTGATCCACAAAATTGCTAGTAGCAACCTCATATGCAACCCTAGCTTGAGGCTCTGTAGCTGTTCCCCATTCCATAGCTGAGTTGGTATAAGATTCTTCTATGGTCTTTGTAACTCGTTGCAAGGCAAGCTCAATCAGATAGTTCAATCGACTAGCTGAAGCACCTGATTTTGTCTTTGCCAATATGTCAGCAACTCTAGAAGCAGTAACTTTGCCTAAGCGGAGCTGATGCCATTCCTCAGTTCCTTGCTGTATCGCTGCAATACGATCTTCAGTTGTAAATGTAGTCATCACTTCTCCCAATAAATATAAACAAGAACTATCAAAATAAAAATCCAACAAATAAGACCAGTAAGAGCTAGAAATGTAATTAAAAGTGTCATTTTTTCCTAGCCTCTTTTTGTTTTTCTAAGATTGCATCAAAGATAGGTTTAAGCTCCCAATTCTGCTTTTTTGGCATCTTTGGCAGAAGAAATTTTTGTGACTGCTGATTTGTCTTTTGCAAGGAACTTATAGGCTTGAGCATAGGTTTCTTTCAGTTGGTCAATAGTGGTGCAAATTTTGATGGAATCTACCCATTGCAAAGCTGATTCAGTCATATCAATTGATTCTTCTTCAGGTAGATCCTCACCAGCGTAAATGTAAAGTCCAATTCCAAATAAACTGATACATTTTGTAAGACAGCGCATCATTCCTGTATTAACATCCATTGCATTAGGGTTTGAAATAGCTGTATTTTTATTGTTGATAACTGGCATTTGACAAGTCATAGATTTACCAAAAGCAGTTACTGTGCAAAAAACCATTAAAGTTTCGTTAAAATAAACAGGCTCTCCAAAAGTCCAAGTTGCTGATGGATCATTTTGTAATAGTTGATCTACTGCCCAATTCCAAGAAAGGTATGTAAATTTTCCTTTCTTGTCTGTATGTTCGTTTACATTAATTAATCGTAATTCGTTAAATGTTTTCATCACTTTTCCTTTAGTCGTTGATTTCGTTTTCTGCTGCATCTTTGGCAAAGCGCTCCATGTAATCCAAAGCCATCATCATTATTTTTCTGCCAATTAGTTCGTAATTTCCTGTATCAATCATGGCTTGGAGAGAATCTGCACTTGCTATATCTAATTCGCTCAATGCCTCTGCTATAGCTGAAGCTGTTCTGTAATCGTATTTAGCACCTACTTTCATTAGCTCGTAGGTTCTATGCTCGATTTCGTCTGAGCGAGTGTCGTAATCTTCAGGCTCGTAGTAAGCATCATGTTTAGACATCATTAGAAGCCTCCTGTTCTGTAGATATAGACAAGAGCTAGGAAGATGCCAATAGTCGCTCCCATAATCCAAGAGGCTAAGACTTCCCATAATTTAGGTTCTTTTTGCATACAATTTCCTTTCGTCAATTAACAAACTGCCAACATCTTATCAACCAAATAGAAATCTCCAGTAATGGTACTAAATGGAGTTGCTCTATCTGTATCAAGACCTTCGAACTTCCTGCCTGATTTTAACAAACCACCATTATGCTCATAGCCTAGAGCATCAGAGATTTCAAAATAGCAGTCGTATGTTACCCAACCAACTATTGCGCCAAACTTATCAAACAATGGGGTATGTTTAGAAAAGTAATAGCTAGGCTCTTTGATAAAACCACCATGAGCTAAAACTTGAACTGCTTCTTTAAAACGATATGTTTTCATATAATTTCCTTTCAACACTTGGTTAAAAATTACTTCTGAATTGAATCAATACGAAAATACTTAGGATTTTTTGCTAAAACGATTTTTACAGCTTGGTTAATAGTTACTGGAACACTCCACTCTTTCCATGTATTTGTGTAGTCATCAAACTTCATTACTACACATTCTTTTTTGCCTTGACCTTTGCGTTTCATATTAATTTCCTTTCAGCACTTATTAAAAAATTTACTGCATAGGTGTAACTATACATGAAAATGACAGGTTGCAACACTTTGATTAAATTATTTTCTAAGTAGTTTCCCTAATATAAGAGTTTTGCTTTGTTTTCCTTTTGGTATATGATCTAGTCTGTTTCTTACGAAAGGATGATATGAAACCATTTGACGAATTAAAGCTGGAATTTGGAGTATTGGCTAACCTTGCAAAGCCTTTAGGAGTAAGGGAAAACGCAATTTACCAATGGTCTAAAAGAGGCAAAATACCAGCAAAACACATTAGAACCCTTATAGAGCTGTCGGAAGGCAGATTGACCAAAGAAATGCTTAGACCTGACTTGTTTTCCAAGGAATAAACATGAATTTTTACCCTTTTCATATAGGGGATTATTTGAGTCATACCTCCCATCTTACGGATGAGGAAGATTTGACTTACAGGCGCATGATTGACCTTTATTACCAAACCGAAGAACCTTTTACGGATACGGCTAAATTGGCTCGTAAGGTAAGGTCTAGCTTTGAGATTGTAGGCAGTCTTTTGCATGAGTTTTTTGTTTATGAGGATGATGCTTGGCATAACAAAAGAGCTGATGTGGAAATAGCCAAATACAAAGCTATGAAAGATGGGGGTCGCAAAGGCGCAGCATTAAGGTGGCATAAGGGTAGCGATACCCCCCCTATACCCCTCCCTAATCACCCCCTAATGCCAACCAAGAACCAAGAACCAAGAACCAAGAACCATATAAAAACTATACCCACTCCTGAAGGAGTGAGTTCTGATCTTTGGGATGATTTTTTGGTTTATAGGAAAAGACTGAAAGCTCCTGTATCAGATCGAGTGCTTACAAGATTGATTAAAGAGGCTGAATTAGCCAAAATGCCGTTATCGGATGTTTTAGAAACCATTATTTTTAAAGGTTGGAGATCATTTGAGGCTTCATGGGTTCAGCAAATGGCTCAGAAAGCCTCAGAAATGCCTCTAGGAAGCGATCAGCAGATAGAGGATGCGTATAGGGTCGAATGTAACGCAGATCCTCGCCTAGCTCGATTTAACAGCTATTTTGAGATGAAGAAATTTATCCTTGACCAAAGGGATAAGAAAAGGAAAGTTGCTTAATGCGATTTATTGAACTTTTTGCAGGAATTGGCGGTTTTAGGCTTGGACTTGAAAAAGCAGGGCATCAATGCGTTTGGTCTAACGAAATTGAAGATAAAGCTAGGAGAATTTATGAATACAACTTTAAAGAAAAACCTGACCCAAGAGATATTAGAACCATTCAACCTGATGAAATCCCACAAGCCGATTTACTCGTTGGAGGATTTCCATGTGCAACTTTTTCAGTTGCTGGAAGAAGAACAGGATTCGGAACAGAAGATACACGAGGCACTCTCTTTTTTGAAATCTGTCGAATCCTCGCTGGTAAAAGAATCCCATATTTTTTCCTTGAAAATGTTAAAGGACTTCTCAACCATGATGGAGGAAGAACCTTTGCAGTCATCCTTTCCAGTTTGGATGAATTGGGGTATGACTGCCAATGGGAATGTATTAACAGCAAGAATTTCGGAGTCCCACAGAATAGGGAAAGAGTGTTTATTATCGGACATCTTAGAGGCAGAACCCCTCCCAAAGTATTTCCTCTCGGAAGGTGCTTTGCAGAGAATGGTGGACAGAACCAAGAAACACAAGGACAAGGGGAACGGATTCGGTCAAGTTATTTACC